ACGCCATAGAAAAAGCATTATCAAATAGGCCGAGCCAACACTTCGGGAATAACCCCGACATATATCTGGAGTGGTGGCTGTCTAATATGTCGGTCAAGGCGTTTTTAGGAATGAAAGAACAAACAGATTTATTTGAGGAGATAAAATGAATACTGGATTTTGCGACATTAAAATATCTGACTTGGTAAAAGCAAGTTGGAACTACAAAGAAGACAATGACTTTCTGATGGATAAGCTTGTTGAAAATATCAGGCGTAATGGTCAAATTGAGAATATCATTGTTCGTGAGATTGGAAATGGAAAATATGAAGTTGTAAACGGCAATCACAGGCTTGATGCCTTAATGGTTTTGAAATTTGATTCGGTGTATTGTTACAATCTTGGAGAAATTTCAGAAATACAAGCTAAGCGCATTGCTGTTGAGACAAATGAGACAAAATTTAGCGCAAATGACAAGTCTCTTGCTGATGTAATTAATGAGATTGTTGATAACTTTGATGTTAAGGATGTGCTTGAAACATTGCCGTATAGTGAGATGGAACTTGATATAATGTTAGGGAACATGAAAGAACCTGACATTGAGCCAGAAGAAGCAGAGAATCCATACACGCAAAAGATAGAATCCCCAATTTATGAAATTAAAGGAGAAAATCCTGCAATTTCGGAACTTTTTGACGATAAAAAGACAAAAAATCTTGTTTTGGACATAGAAAATAGTGAAATCGACGAAGAAATAAAGGAATTTTTAAGGGTTGCCGCACAAAGGCATATCGTTTTTAACTACTCAAAGATAGCTGAATTTTACGCTCATGCAAGTAAGCCAGTTCAAGAATTAATGGAAAAGTCTGCCCTTGTCATAATTGACTTTGATAAGGCAATAGAAAATGGATTTGTTGACATTATAAGTGAAGCAGAAGACATGATTAAAGAGGATATTGAAAGTGAATGACAACATTATGGCGAACAAGCTTATATACCATCTTGACAGGCTTGTTTTAGACAGGAGACCAATAACTGCGGATGTATTTCTGACCAATTTTTGCAATAATGCCTGCCATTATTGTAATTATGCCAAGCACAAGTCAATAGACAGAGAAAAAAGGTATGTGAAAATTGATGATTTTATTAGGAATGTTGAGCGATTGGTTAATTTTGGCATAAATGGAATTATTCTTACCGGGGGTGGTGAGCCTACAATCAATCCTGACTTTGATAAGATTACTCAATTTCTTGAAATAAATGCAATAGAATATGGCGTTAATACTAATTTTGTTGAGTATAAACAGATGCGACCCTCATTTCTAAAAGTTTCTCTTGATGCTCACGATAAAGAGTCTTATCTTGAGGTGCGTGGAATCGATATGTTTGATTCTGTTATTGCTAATGTAAAAAAGTATATAAAATGGAAGCGGGATAATTCTGTTGGGACAAATGTTGGTTTGCAAATGCTTGTAACTAATCCTGAGAATATACTGAAATTTTACGAGGCACATAAAGACATATTGTTTGACTATATGGTTTTCCGACCTTATGAAAGTAGAAATTCTTCTTATTATTCTGGTGGCAAAATAGAAGACATTAAAAAGTCTGTTAAGATAATAAAGTCAATCGCAGAAAAAGATAACAGGATAATAGCAAACTATAAGTGGAATCATTTGTTTAATGGATTCCAGCAATGCTATGGTCATTGGACTCAGATGGCGGTGAATGAATCTAGCGAAATTCTTTTTTGTTGTCATAAGCCTCAAGAGGTGATTTGTAAGCTTCATGATAGCGATGCCATTAATAAATGGAAACAGGCAAAAACAGATATGTTAACTTGTGATATTCCGTGCAGGCTTAGCGGAATAAATGATTTTATCAGGAAGATTGAACATTGTCCGAGCAATGTTAACTTTATTTAGGAATGAAAGATGAGAGATGATTTTGCGGTATTTATACTAACTCATGGACGAGCAGATAATGTAATAACCTTGCGTTCGCTAAAAGAAGCCAATTATACTGGAAAGTATTATCTGGTTGTTGACAATCAGGATAGTGATGTTGATAAATATATAAGTAAGTATGGCAAAGACAAAGTAATTGTTTTTGACAAAAAGGATGTTGCAAGCAGGACAGATACTGGAGATAATTTCGGTGAAATGAGTGCTGTTATATTTGCCAGAAATGCTTGTTTTGAAATTGCGAAAGAACTTGGATTAAAGTATTTTCTTGAGCTTGACGATGATTATACTTGTTTTTCGTATAGGTTTATTGAGCCTGAGCTAAATATATTAAAAGAGATATATACTAAACAGCTTGATAGTGTAATTAACCTTATGCTTAATTATTTTGAGAAAACCAATGCTTTAACAATTGCGTTTGCTCAAAATGGGGACTTTATTGGCGGTATAGGCTCAAGATGGAAAAAAGGATTGTTGCGCAAGGCTATGAATTCTTTTTTCTGCAGGACGGACAGGCCGATAAACTTTGCTGGAACAATGAATGAAGATGTTAGTATGTATACCTCTCGCGGGTCAAGGGGTGATTTAATTTTTAGCATAACTCTTTTTTCAATACATCAAAAGCAGACGCAGACCACAAAAGGTGGAATGACCGATGTATATAAGAATTCTGGAACATATATAAAGTCATTTTATTCTGTTATGTATTCGCCAAGTTGTGTAAAAATTTCTCTGCTAAATACCGCATTTAAGAGAGTTCACCATAAGGTTTTGTGGAATAATTGCGTTCCTAAAATCATAGATGAAGAATATAGGAAACATTAATATGTCAAACATAAAAAGAGTTGATTGGGATAAAATAAGAGCAGACTATGTTCTGGGAACTGACTATCCCTCTTTTGATGAATTATCAAGAAGGCATGGAGTTGCAAAGCCGTTGATTCTTCAAAAGGCTAATGATTTGGAGGATTCGGTTAATAGGGGAAAAACTTGGCTCCAACAAAGGCAGGCATATATTGAAAAAAAGCAACAACTGCAAGAAGATATTGCCATAAATGAAGCAAAAATTGCCGTTAAGGGATTTGTTAAAGTATTAAACAATATGGGCTTAAAGGCTTTCAAGATAATCAACCGAGAGCTTGATTACATTGACAAGATACAAGCTGACGAAATTGCGACCGGGAAACCACTGTCGATGCGCAAGCAGGTAAAGATGTCTGATATAACAAAGATTGTTGAAGTTTTACAAAAAATTGCTGGTGGAGATGGAACAAGGGAAATGCTTGTCAGGCTTGAAATTGCTGGACAAAAGGCAGAAAAAAAGCAAGTCAAGTTGCAGGACTTGACCGATGAAGAGCTAGAACAAGTTGACAGACAAGTTAAATCTGGTGGTGTTCAGCCGATAGATACTGAATTTGAAGTTGTAGAAGAGAACGAGAATGGCTCAGATTAAGTTTACGAAAGAAGACCTAATACTTGAGAAGCAAAGAAGGGCACGAGAGAAATCAGACCAGAAGCAGGCAGATTTTGCGCCTCACAATAAGTTTGCTTTGTGGAAGTTCTGTCAGCATATTGCGCCCGACTTTTATCTTGATGAGAAGGTTCCGCTCAAGGACTTGTCTGAAATCTTTCGCAGAATAACAGTTGGCGAGCTAAGAAAGGTTCTGATTTCGTTCTTTCCGAGAGGCGGTAAAAGCAGGACAACCAGTATTTGGATTGCATGGTGGTTAGGATATGACGCAGACGGCTCATTTATGAGAAACTGCTACAATGACAATCTTGCAATGGATTTATCTAAATCGGTTCTTGATATTATTGATAGTGATGCGTATAAAGAGGTTTTCCCGAATGTCAAGATTGACCCTTCTGCACGTTCAAAAATGAGTTGGCAATTGGATGGGACTACTATCGCAACCTATTTTGGTGCAGGAATGAATGGAACAATCACGGGAAAAGGATGTAATCGTGCTGCCATCTTTGACGACCCTATCAAAAATCCTGAAGAGGCATTGTCGGAAGCTTATCTTGAGAAGATTGATACATTTATTGATTATGCCCTTGAAAGCCGTGTTGAGCCTGGGTCTAATTGTGCAGAGATAATCATTCAGACTAGATGGTCAAAGCAAGACCCGATTGGCTTGCGCGAAGATGACCCTGAGTGGACAAAATTCATCTTTCCTGTTTTGAACGAAGATGATACCAGTATTTGTGAAGCTATGTTTCCTGCTGAGCGGGCAATCAAGATGCGTGAATCTTGGAAAAAGAAAGGACGCGAATGGCTATTTAACGCTCTTTATATGTGCCAGCCGACAGATACTGCCTTTGCAAAACTTTCCATTGACTCCCTTAAACGATTCTCAATGAAAGACTTAGAGAAATTGGGCGAGCCTGACGAGAAGGTGGCTTGGTGCGACTATGCAAATAAAGGCACAGACAATCTTTCATCTCCTTTCTGCTGGCGTTATAAAAACAGGAAGTATATTGTCGGCGTTGTTTTCTCAGATGCAGACAGCATAGAGCTTGAGCGTCCACTAATTGAGAAGATTATGAAATTCAAACCTGAGATGCACGTGTTCGAGAGCAATCAGGGCGGGATAGAGTTTGCAACCAACTTTGAAAGCAAGTATCAGCAAATCTTGGATGCAGTCGGAACAGAGATTCATACTCAATCAGCTAATACTAATAAAGAGATAAGAATACTGCTCAGGATAGGAGAGATGAAGAATGACTGCTATTTCTTGGTAGATGAAGAGCAAGACATTGACTACTCTAAGTTTATGAATAATTTGGGAAGCTATGGTAAATTTAAGTATGGCAAAGATGATGCTCCTGATTCTCTTGCGGGACTGTTATCTCTTATGTCCGATGTTGCAGATTTAGAGATAGAAACTCTTGATGGTAGCGATAATGACGACAAAATACTTGACATTAAAGATGGAGAGAATACAGATGAATTTGATTTTGATTCAGAAGATTCTGAGATTCAAATATTTTGATGGAGAAAGAACGTGAGTGAACAAGTAAAGGTTATTGGTGAAGAAGAAATAGGCGCAAATACAATAGAAAAAAGCATGGAAGGTATTGTTGAACTTATCAATATGCCTGCTTTTTCTGTTGCAAAGACTCTTTCTCTGCCAAAAAGCTCTATAAAGGTTGCAGGAACAAAGACTATTGAAGATAACGGATGTATTCTGCCACCTTATCATCCTGCTGAGATATTGAGATATAAGTCGCTTGATACAACTTATCAAACTTGTATTGCTCTTAAAGTAGATACGATTGTTGGCTCAGGCTATTCTTTTGGCTATAAAGATATTGACGAAAGAGAAGATATTAAGTCATTCTTTAAGTCTCCTAACAGAAACTTTGGCGATACTTTTACTTCTATCCTGAAGAATGTTTATACCGATTTTGAGTTATTTAATAATGCTTATCTTGAGTTCGTAAAAAGCGGTAACAAGCGTGCAATCTATTATCTTCCTGCAAAAGATATGTATATAGCTCCTAAAGTTAGCAACGGAGTAATGACAAGAGATATAGAAAAGTATTGTTACATTCCGGCTGGCAATAAGACTACTATTGATTATGTTCCTTATCCTGCTGATGGCAAAACAAAAGATGGCGTTCATTATTGTTTGCATTTCAAAGCTCCATCGCAAGAGAGTCTTTATTACGGAAAGCCTGACACTACTCATTTATTTGACCTGATTAGACAAAGTTATTTGTCAGACCAATACAACATAAACTTCTTTTCAAATGGAGGACAGCCAGCATGGGCGGTTTTGATTACTGGCGGCAAGCTGTCAAAGAAGTCATACGAGAAAATCAAAGAATTTATAGAGAACAACTTGAAGGGCGTTGCCAACGCTCACAAGATGCTGTTTCTTTCCGTCCCAAACGAAAAAGCAAAGATAACCCTCGTTCCGCTCACAAAGTCCATTGATGAACAATTCCTGTCTCTTTCTCAAAGGGTGCAATTTCGCATTGCCCTCAAGTGTAGAGTTCATCCTAAATTACTTGGACTCTCGGTTGGGGGCAATTTTGGTGGTGGCTCTGCAGGAATAACTGACCTTAAACTTTTTATGGAGACGGTTGCTGAACCTCAGCAGAATTACATTGTTGAGTTTATCAATAAATTTCTTGAGTTTGAATTTGGTGTTAATTGTGAGTTTGACCTTAAGAGTATGAACATTTCCAACGAGAAAGAGGATGCTGTTATTGCGAATCTCTATTGGAATATGGTTGATGCTGCCGGCAATCGTGTTTTAAGCATAAATGAAATCAGGCAAATGTTCCTGCGCCTCAAGCCTATTGATTTGATGGAAACACCCGAAGATGAAAAGGAAACAGAAGAGCTTGGCAACTTGAAGATTGAGCCAAATCGTGAAGGCGAGATAAGAACAAATGACAATACTGATTTAGGAATAGGTGATGGCGAGCAAACTAATAATCTTGACCCAAACAAAAACAACGATGAAAGTAATAACTTTGGATAAGAGGTCTTAAATGAACATTATTGAAAAAAAGAGACTACTTAAGGACGTTACAATAACTCATGTTTCTTATGTAAAGCGTGGGGCGAATAAAAAGCAATTCTTTCTTGCTAAAAATGATTGCTCACGAGCCGACATACAGTTTGATATGCAATTCTTTAGCAAGTCTGATGATGATGAGCGGAAATTGCTGTATGGTGTGGTTTATGAGCCAGACGTTGAAGATTCGCATGGCGATGCAATGACAAAGGATGAAATAGAAAAAACCGCTCATGAGTTTCTTGAGTTCTACCGAAATATAGACACCGAGCATAATATGCTTGCTGGTGCAGGAACGGTAGTTGAAAGCTATATTACACCCATTGAAATGAAGATTGGCAAAAACGTAATCAAGGCAGGAAGCTGGATTTTGGTTACACGTGCCACAGATGAGATATGGGATGCTTGGAAAGCTGGAGACATAACCGGTTATTCAATGTTTGGTATTTCTCGTGAAACACAAATGAGCAAAGGAGAAAACAAGTTGAAAAAGTTCCTTAAAAACATTATGTCTAAAGTTGGACTGAGTAAGGCTTTCAATGAAACAATTGAAGCCACGTTAGAACAGCTAACTAGAGACCCTTGCTTTCTTATGGATATGCTTCAGAAGGACTTTTTTGAAAGTATCAGTTGGGAAAGCGCATTGGAAGATGATTTGAAAACGTTGTCGTTATCAATGCGTTCTGCGGCTGATTACATTGATGGAAAGATTGCTGATATTGCTAAATCCGATGATAGTAAAGAAAATGCTGAGGAGCATCCTGCCGAAAATCAGGAAGAGGCTCCTGTCGAAGAACCCGAAACAGCGGAAGAAACCACTAAAGATGAAGCCGAACCTGAGAATGAAGCCACGGCTGAAACAGAAACTGAGCCAGAAGAAGTTAGAAAATCCGCAGAAAAGTTATTTGAAGAAATGTTTGAGAAAGTTGTCAAAAGCAATGGCGACACCTTGAACACATTGTTAAGCGAAAAACTCAATCCCGTTCTTGATACAGTTAAAACTCTTACGAAAACGATTGAAACGCTTGAAGACAAAATACAAGATTTAGAAACAGGCTCTTCCGTCAAAACACAGCCGCCTCAGACTGATGTTAAGAAATCGCGTAATCCTGCTCTTGGTCTTTTATCTTAAATAAAACAGGAGATTACAAATGAGCAACAAAATCAACCTTGATACTCAAGATGTAATGAAAATGATGCAGTTGTTTCAAGAGACTGCAGAAACCCTTCAGAAAGGAATAAAATCTGAAACTGAAGATGAAAGAAAGGTAAGTCCTCTTGCGGTTTATCTCTTGTCAAAAGCCGGATATGAAACCTTGTTCTATCCCGATGGAACGCAGATTTCCAAGTCCGACATTGACGAGATTACCCTGGACTTTACACGCGGACGCACTCTGTCAGAGGAAGAAGCTGCCATTCAGCTTAACTTCATTCTTGATAAGAGTCCTTATCTGCGTATGTTTAATTCACGCATTGTCAACAAGCTGGTTACTCCGATTGAAGCCAAAGCAATTACTAAAAAGAATCTGATTTCTTATGAACAGAATGGTGCTACTACTGGTATTACTGTCAACCGCCGCATTGTTCATAACTTTGGAATCAATCTTTATCTGCGTCATGTCCAGCTTCAAAAGGATATTCCGCTTCAGACCATTATTGACAATCTGCACAATCCCGGATGGGAAAATGGCGTATTGAGTGATGTCGCTATTGCTCTTGCGAATGATATTCTGCTTCTGGTTATGAATGGCTTGGGCGGAACCTATTCCAGCACTCGCGATTTCTATGACCTCAACAAAGGATTTGTCAAAATTCTGCAGGACGCTAATGGTGCTAATACTAACACTTATGGGCAAGTTGCTGTTACTGGTTTCCTCGGTAAGCACCTGACCCCTCATAAGGTTGATGCTACCACTCTGGCAGGAACCTATACTGAAGCCAACATGCTTGCTCTGCTTCGCACGATGTGGAAACGTATGCCTACCCAGTTCCGTAACAATCCCAACAATGTCTGGATGATGTCTCAGTCTGACCTTGACCTTTATACTCAGTCTCGCTCAGATATGACCGCTCCCTCTAACGTTACTCGTGAACAGAACTTGACCAATGGCATTACTCCCAATTTCATGGGACACGCAGTTATTGCCATTCCCGATATGATTCCTATTAACGAATATCATGAAGGCGATGGAACTACTCCTGGTTGCATTATTTTTGGCGACCCGAAGAACATTGATATTGCTTCCGACAAATCAACCTATCTCCAGACAATGGACTTCAATGCTCGTGGAACTACTGGTCCGGTTTTTGAGTATACTTATGATGTCTATCTGGACGTTCAGGTTGCTCGTTGCGATACCTTTGTTATTGCCTTCAAGGGTGCGACTGTTGAGACCCCGTATATGGTTACTGCCGCAGGCGCGTTGACTGGAAGCTCCGGCTTGATTAAAACTGTTGCTGCGAATAAGTATAATGCTGACGGCGCTAACCTTGAAGTTGTGCCTTATTGCGATACTGAAGGCGCGGTAATTGTTCAAGCTACCGCTACCCTGGCAGGTTCTGCTACCCTTGCTCATGCTCTGGCTAATGTTGCTGGCGCTGCTGTTGTTCCGCAAGGTGTGGCTATTACCCTGACTGACGATGCTTATTTCCGTGCCTATATGCCTGACGGAAGTGCTATTGCCTCTACTGAGGTCTGGTTTGACAAAGCTCTGTAAAGTAGGTATTGAAAATGGCTAAAAGCAATAAGAACTCTACCGCAAACAAGTCTAAGGTAAGCAAGACAAAAGTTGAAATCGAAGAATTAGAAGCTGAAGTTGAAGAAATTGAAGTTGCCCCTGTTGAATATGTAAAAGTGTTCATGAAAACTAATGTCATGCTGAAAGGCTTGCCCCCGATGTTTCCGAAAATCAGGTATAGTGTTCCTAAAGACCGCTTACGTGAGTTTCCGAAAGATAGTTACGTTCTCGTTTAGAAATAAAGGTTACGCAGATGGCTTATTCACATAATGAAGTAGTAAAGACTAAAATGACTCAGCTTGCCAATGTTACAACAAAGGCAGAAGAACGGATAACTCCTCAGATACTATCTGTGGCCTCACGAGACTTGCAGGACAATCTTGGGGGAACCGATTATCAGACCTTTGTTGACGCATTTGATGTTTATACCGAAGAAACTTTTGGACTTTTTGATGCCAAGAGTTTTGATGAGTTGAGTGATGATGAAAAGTATCTGCGTAACCTTATTTTTGCTGAAGCCTATTTTGGACTTTATCATCTTGCGATTGCACTGAAAAAGTTGGTTAAAGGCGCAGTAAATGTTTCTCGCGAAAGTGCGGGGGCAGCCAATATTGTTGCTTCTGCGTATGACGATATAATTGCAAATGCAGACAATTATCGTGAACAAGCTCTTAACAGCATAAACTTTGCCCTCGGCGTAACAGAGGATGAAGATGAAGATACAGAGCTTCACGTTGATGGCACATTTGGAGTATTCGTAACGTGAGCAGCATATTTCTGACAAAGCATCAAACGTTGGCAACAGCGTTAGGTTCGTCTTTCCCGACTTACAGTATTGCAAAAAGTGAAATAGAACTTGAGCAGGGAACGTTTCCTGCGATTGGATTGTTTCTTGGCATAAGCGAACATTCCAAAGAATCAATAGCTTATGCTCCCATCTCATATACTTATATTCTGTCGGTCTTTGATATTTTTGATATAGACGACCCTGCTGATTATTCCAGTAAGCAGAGTTCAACCTTTGAGAAGCTTGAAGATGTTATTACAACGATGGGATATGAAGTTTTAACGGATATAGAGCCAGTAGTATCAATAGGGATTGGCGAAGGTCAATTCATAACTGGCTGGATAACAACAATAATATTTAACGCCTAAACATAGGAGATAGAAAATGGCTTTAACTTATGGAACCGATGGAATTAAACAAAAGGACTATCGTGTTTATGTTGCTCTTGCAAACACCGCTGGTCTGGCTGCGGCCATTACTACTTATCTCGCTAGTTCAAGTAAGACTAATGCTGATGCAGTAATTGCCTTACTTGATGAGCTTGGTGAATGTCGGGCCGATTCAATTGACTTGGGTATTGCTGATGGCGATAGCATTGAAGGAAATCGTCTTGGTAAGATTGTGTTGAACAAGACTGGCACGTTTACTGCCGAGCTTATCAATGCTACTCCCACAAACATCGCTGCCCTTGAAGAACTTGACGGCAATGCCTGCACGATTATGCTTGTTGAAAGAGATACTCACGGCAACGACCTCAAAACCTGCATTTTGATGAATAACTTCAATCTGTCATATTCTGAAAAAATCACAGGTGGCGACTCGATTCGCTCTACTATTAACATTGAGAAAAATGTCCCTGATGCGGGGTCTTTCCGTCATATTGCTGATGTCGACCAAACTCCTTAATTTGGAGGTGAATCATGGCCTTGAATTATGGAGTGCTCGGCATAAGACAGCGTGATTACCGCGTCTATATTGCCTTTGAATCTCAGCTAACAGCATTATGTGCCGAACTTGTGTCTTTCTTTGAAGATTACGATTCTGGCGCTTATGATGCTGCTTATGGTCATTTACAAACCATAATGGCTAGCAAAATGACACATATAGGTGAGATGCGTAAAGATTCTATTGATGTCTCTATTGCTGATGGAGATTCGGTAGAAGGCAATGAGATTGGTAAATTCGTAATGTCAAAAACAGGCACATTCGCCTGCGAATTGATAAATGCAACGCCAGACAATAAGAATGCTCTTGCGGCCGCAGATGGTCAGGAAGCAGTCATTATGTTGGTAGAGTTGAATGATACCCGTATGGAGAATTTTCTTGATGCGGGTGCGTTCTTCCAGTTGCATGAACTGATTTTCATAGCGAATGTAGATTCAATTCTTGCTGGAAGTGTAAAAGGCATTGCTGGCTCATTCTCTTATTCTGAGAAAGATACTGGTGGAACCATACCCACTTCCACTATCTCAATTGAGAAGAAAGTCCCCAATGCCGCAAGCTTCCGCAAAATAATTGACCAGCCTTATGACTACAATACAGAAGTTAATCCAATTGTGCTTCATGATGTATGGAAAATGGGTGAAAGTGGAGAACTTGTTCCAAGCTGGACTGATTCTACAGATGCCTCTGTAACGGGATATCTTGTTGAAGTTGCTACAGCCAATACTTTTGACAATACTATTGTTCAATCTGTCGAAGTTGATGTTGGCCAACAAGAAGTTACTATTACTGGATTGACTAATGGCACAAAATACTTTGTTCGTGTTCGCGCTATGGTTGGACGCTATCCTAAGAGCAAATACAGTAATATTGAAAGCGGAATTCCTGCTGCGCCATAATAATAACTAATTAACTAACTGCGAGGGGAGTGGTGATTTATTGCCCTCCCCCTTTTTTTTTGAGGAGTATATGAAGAAAGACATTTTGACATTATCGAGGGTTCATGCCATTCTCGGAAGAAATGAGATTAACTTGTCTGCGTTCAATGCTGGCGACATGGTTGATTATGCCCTGTTTATGTCCGTTCTTTCCAATGAAGCAATACTGGAAGAGTTATGTAAAATAATAAAGACGGACGAAGAATTACTAAATAATGAGCAGAAGCTTTCCCTGGTTTCTGATTACTTCATCTATTTCGGAAATGAACAGAAGCTATTTATGGATGAAATAGAAAGACGCAAGAAGCACGTCATTGACTTAGGATATTATAAAGAGGACACGGAAGAAGAGTTGCTCAAGAAGCTTGAGGAAGTAAAAGACATTTATCCAAGTAATCAATATCTGGAAATGTATGTCTCGCTTGAGCGTGAGCAAATCAGGTCTGCAGATTTGACTATATCGGAGGCAATGCTGATAAGCGAGTTAATTGCCTGCCAGTCAATAACTAAAGGAGCAATGGAACTGCTTGCTTATATTGAATCAGACCGCAAGTCATTCTGTGAGGCAATCAAGAAACTTGTCAAGCACGCAAACTTTTATGCCTTCGCTCTTGACATCTATAATGACGTTGAGAAAATGTATGAGGAAGTAAACAAGAAGGATAAAAAGTGAAGCAAGGAACTCAGATAGACTTATCAAGAATGATTAGCAGGATAACTTCATTTTATGAGGTTGATGCTGAGTATATTGTCAGCCAAATTACAAGGTTTTTTAATGAAGACACCACCTTGATAACTGGCATTCGCCAAATTATCCTTTCAAGATTGAAATATTCTACGGGCAACCTTTATAGGTCAATGAAGATACGTGCTCATTATGACTTTGCAGAGGGAGACAAGAAAAAGTATAATGCCGAAACAGGGAGGACGCAGAAAGATGTTACTGCGGTCATAAATCTTGATTTTGAAATGCCGGACAAATTGCTTAATGCCCTTCTTGGAAAAGATGAAGTAAAAACGCCTGTTCCTGATTTGACTACACTTATAAAGTGGGTTCGCGGCAAACAGAGATATTTTGCGGATGAGATAAATGCAACAAACAAGAGAAGATTGATTCGTAAGGCATTGCAAATGCAAAGAAATACGCTTAAAGGCGATGACCCATTTATTAGTGGGTTAGGCGACAGCAAATTGGATGCAGTTGTAATAGCTTCACGCATTAAAGATGCAATGGAAAGGCGTTTTGCAAAACGTGGGACAGCAACTCTTGGTAGTGAATATGTTCTTGTTGGACAAAGATATGAAGAGGGAAAAAAAAACGGTGTTGGCCGCTATAATCCTGTTTATCGCGTTGAAAGCGTTCCAATACTTACAATAAAAAAGAATCAGGCAAAGGGTGAACTTAACAAATATCTTGATACTATGATTAAAAAATATGCAGAATTAGTAGTATCAAAGATTAAGGTTAATGAGTTTTTTGATGAGTCTGGCAAATTAACTCCTGGTTCCGTTTTAGAATCGATGAAAAAAATCCCAAAAGAAATGATGACCACTTCTAGTATCATACAAGAATTAGTGTCTGGCATGGATGCAATAAATTCTATGGTGTTGGGATTTACTCGTTTGGGAAATGCTTCTGACTCTGAGGTTCAAAAATTAGAGTCTCAAATTCGCAATGCTTCTGTGCGTGCCGCTAATCTTATGCGGGGCAACACAAAATCAATGGAAAAAGATATAAAACAACAGTCAATAAAGCTTGCTCAGGAACTTCATCGTCAGGCTTTGGCTATATCAAAAAGAATAGGTTAGAAAGGGATATAAAATGGGACAGAATGATGTTGATGTAAAAGTAAAATTAACTGCAATGTCCAGCGGTTTGAAGGAAATGGCAAATCAGCTGAAGGAGCTTGGTGGTCTTAAAAAAGAATCAGATATGTTTGCCAAAGCTGCTACAAACATTGCCGCCAGCATTGCTGTTGTTAACAATATAGCCGGACAAGGTGAAGTCAATACCTTTAAGCAATATGTTGCCAGTGTTGAAGCCTCATTTAATAAGCTATCCAACATAGGAGCCAAGTTAAGTAAATTTAGAAAAACACTTAATGAGGATATGGCTTCTATCAACCTTAATGCTGAGAATATAGATAAAAATATCCTGACTATAGATAAGTATAAGTCAATGAACTCTGGCGAAAATGTTGCAAGGGCAAGAAAGCAAGTTATGTCTGAGCAACGAGAAATATATCCTAAGCTTAATAAAATTGATGATACAAGGTTAGCTTCATATAAATCTATTTCCAAACTAACTGATGCGCAGGTTGAAAAAGATTATGCTGCTTATGTTGAAACTAAAAAAGCTCAAATACAGACAGATTTATCTAATTTAGAAGAGCTTCGCAAGACGGCATTTGAGCTTTACAAGCTTGAGAAAGAAGTATTGAAACAAGAACTTGTTGAAGAAAAAAACAAGTTGCGCATATTAAAGGAAACACATGAAAAAAGGTTAAAAGGCAAAACATCTCAGGCTGAAGATTGGGAAAGTCCGGAAGAAGAGGATGAGGCGAGACGTATTGCTGAATCTGAAAAAAACAAATTGCGACAAGATAGAGAAATTGAGGCGGCAAAAGATGTAGAGATAGAATTAAGAGAAAGAGCCAATGCTCAGATGCAACGAGATATTGAGCTTAAACAAAAAGTAGAAAAAGAACTTAGACAAGAAGAGGCACTCGCAAGAAAGCAATTTAAGGAACAGGTAAATCTTGCTAAATATAATGAAAAAGTTGGCGTTATGCCTTCTGGTCTTGCTCCTTCTAATGTTGCTTTATCTTCATCTCAATCTCAGTTAGATGTTGCTGGCGTAGAAAAGGAACTTAACACAAGGGTTCAAATCTTAAAACAGCTTCAAGCGGAAACAAAAGAAAAAGAAAGACAAGTTGGTCTTGCTAAAGATACTGAAGAGTTAGAAGAAAGAATAGTTGAACTCAGAAAGGCATTGGAGCGTGAAGAGTATGGCAAAGCAAGTGTCAAAGAAGCTCAAGAAACTCTAAAATTAACAAAAGAACAAACAAAAGAGTTTAAGACACAAGAAAGCATAAAGGCAAAGCGTGGTGCAATTGGCTCGCCTGACTTGCCGATTAGCAATGAAAAACTAATTGATGCCGCACAGCAGGGCAATGTCGAGGCTGTAAAGCAAGACTTAGAAAACAGAAAGCAAATTCTTGAGATTGCTAAGTTAAATGTTTTGGAGGCGCAAAAAGAACTTAGTCTTGCAAAAACAAAAGAAGAAATAAGTAAAGCATCTATTAATGAGCAACAAGCACGAGTAAATCAAGCTCATGTTGAGAAAGATGTTGCTCTTGCCAAAGAACAGCTAAAAATTGCCGAGAAAACTGCTCAGGTAAAAAAGCAAGAACAAGAGGACATTCAAAAAACAGATGAGGTAATGAAGCGGGCTCACAAGCGAATTACCGATTTGGGCGGAGCTTCTAAGAAGATTGACTTTCACACAGCACAGCTTGAGGTTGCGAGACTTAATGCTGATTTGAAAGAAATTCCTCAACACTTGAGAAAGGCTAAGGCTGAAGAGCTTGCCAAGACATTAAAAGCCGCTGGCATTAATGCTCATCAGGTTGGCTCAGAACTTAAATTAGCCGCCGCAGGAAGTAAAAAGCTTGAAGGACAGTTAAAGACCAGTCTTAAAGAATTCTTCTCAATGGAGAAGTTGATTCAACGTATTACATTCGTTATTACCGCCACGCTATCATACAAAGCATTTCAAACGTTTATAAATGGAATTAAGGCAGCCATTAACATCAATATTCAATTTCGCGATGAGCTTGGAAAAACTTTTGCATTAATTGCAGGTGCTTCTGATGTTAAAAAGTTTCAGCTAACTGAAAGTGTTGCAGGATTAGCAAAAAAATATCGGATGGAATTAAAGGATGTCTCGGAAGCATTTTATCAAATAATTTCCGCACAGTTTAATGTCAGTGAAGCAATGAAAGTGTTGGATGCATCATTAAAGCTTGCGGTTGGTGGTTTTGCAGATGCTAATGATGCCGCTCTCGCATTAGTTCAAACGCTTAATGCTTTTGAGTTAGGTGCAAACAAGGCAAGTCACGTTGCAGATATAATGTTTGAGACAACACGTCTTGGTATTATTACTACTCAGCAATATGCAGACCAAATGAGTAAGGTAGCCTCTACCGCTTCAATGTTTGGAATTTCTATTGAAGAAGTATCTGCGGCAATTTCTGTTATGACCCGCAATGGTGTCAAGGTTGACCAGGCGTTTACTTCTCTTAATCAATTGTTAATGACTATTGTCAACCCCACAGAAGAAGCCAAGAAAACAATGGATGCCTATGGTGTCTCGCTTGATATGAACAAAGTTCGCTCGGAAGGTCTTGTAAATAGCTTGCTTTCTCTTGGTGATGTTCTAAAATCTGAAGAAGCAATGACTAATATAGTTAAGTCAAGAACTGGTGCAAAGGCAATGTTCTCGCTTGTTCAAAATTCTGAGGATTATATAAATGATTTACTTGCTATGTATAATTCTGTTGGTGCGGCAGAAGAAGCGGCTAATGAGAGACTTAATACAACGGCTTCCTTGCTGAAACAAAGCAAATCATCAATGACGGAGCTTAGCAGACAATTAGGTCAAGAGCTTGAGCCTACAATTGCCGGACTTTATGTTAAGTTAAACTCTTTAATTAATACTGCTATAAGAATATTGCCGTATCTTATTAATGCGGTTAAGGGTCTGATTATACAAGTATCATTTCTTGCTGGCAAAGCTGTTTTGGTGAAGGCTATTAGTTTATTTAAGCAATTTGGAAGCGTTCCTAAGATTCTTGAACAAATCAAGATTTCATTAGGACTTGTAAAGGTTGAAGCTGTTGCCGCTGGTGATGCGGCTAAGGGTGCGGTAGCAGGAGCTACTGGTGGACTTTCTATCTTATTGGGATTGCTTACACAAGTAGGAGCGGCAATATATACAGCTTTTAGAGCTGGTCAAACAAAAGATATGCAGGATGAATTAGACAGTCTTAACTCTAAGATTGAGAAATATAACCAAGAAATGGAAAAGCTGGATTCCCAGATAGCCAGTCTGCACGGAATGAATGATTTGCTGACGCAGACAGAGAATCTTGGCAAAAACATAGATGGTAACACCGAAAAACAAGAGCAGTTTAACAGGCATTATGAAGCTCTTAAGGCTGCTGTCTCAACAATGATAGATATAAATGATTTAGGCGCTGACAAATTTGCTAATATTCATACAATGAAGATGAGGCTTCTTGACAAGGAAATTGCAAAGAATACTGTGTTAGTAAATGTTTTGTTAGCTCGCAATGCGGCAGAAGTAAGACAAAACATAGTAAATGCCAAGAAATACTTTGCAGAAGATGAAAATAGCTCAAGAATTGGCACAGACTTTGAAAGATTCCAACTTGGTAGCGGTGGCGTAAAAGGAGCTTCTCAAAAGATTGATTTAGGATTTGCATATGTATTAGCGGCTGAAAGAGATATTAGCCGAATACGAAAACCATCATTAAGTGGAACTCCAGAACAAAAAGCAGCAGAGATAAAGGCTTATGAATCTAGTGTAAACGCAATACTTAGCAATTTGGATAAACATCTAATAAAGATTAAGGAGGAATCAAGTAAATTAATTGCACAAGATTATGGAGACATGAAACTTTTAAGTGGTGCACGTAAAAAAGCAGAAAAAGAGTTAGACACGGCATACAATACACTAACTTCCTTGTCAACAGATTTACGCAATAATCTTGATGCTGAAAAAAGCATTTATGCGGCCAATATAATGGATTCAGTTACTGAAAGTTATAATACAAAAGTAACTGAACCGGCTAAATCTCCGGCTAAATCTGCTGCGGCTAAGAAAGCTGAAAAAGAAATAAAAGACAGACGGGCAGAATTCATTGATAAGTATCTCGACCTATTCAGAAAGATAGGTTTCGAGGTAGAGTCAAAATTCATTGATAGCTTTACCGATATAAAACGAAACATACAAGAGCTTATCAAGAAAGACGGAGATATCCTGCCGTCCGAAGACACAATAAAAGTAATAGATGAACTGGCCGGAATGCTTGCTCCGTTTGCCAATATAAATCAGCTTGTCAACAAGAAAGCATACAGCATTAATGACGTTAAAAAGAACTATGATGCTGCTCAAGAATATTATAATACTCTTGTTGCTAATGTAGCAAAAATTGATGAGGTTTCACAAAATCTTATTGCTCGTGGCAATGCAGAGAATACGCCAGAGATGGTCGCTATGGGTGTTGCTCTGGCTGATATGTATAAAGAGAATCTTAGAAATACTGAGATGCAATTATCTAATAGTCTTGAGGAGATGCTAAACAAGTATAGCGATAATTTCTCAAAATCAAATCAAGATACTATTGATATATCTCGCAAGATTCTTGAAGAAGTATATCCTGATTGGAACGCAAAAGTTGCTGATGCCAATACTGAAGAACTAAAAGATATGCTCGAAGATAATCTTACTCCTGACCCGATAAAGATTGCCATACAAGATGAAATAAAAAAGAGGAATAAGGTTGTCACCGACACTATGAGAATTTTGCTCGGTAAGTATGGTATCATTATGGATGAGTTCAAAGATGGCTTTGATGATATTATTGATGTTTTCAATACTATAAAAACCAAGCTAAAGAAGTTCGGAATCAGCAATAAAATGTTTGATAGAATCTTTCGGGTAATTACTGAAGGAACGCGAGAGCAATTTGCTGAAATGGAGGCAACATTAGCAGAAGAATATAAAAGAGTATATGCTGAACCGCTTGCCGCTATTAGTAATGCTGAAGCTTTAGTTATGGTGGATGAAGCTGCCTTAAAAAATTATAGATTAGCAAAAGAAAATAAAAATAAAGCAATAATAAATGCGCAATCTGATGTTGAATCAAAGTCTAAGGTTATTAAGACATATTCAGATGATGTATATGATTTGGTTGCAGATAAACTTGCTAAAGCTTGGGGTGGTAAAAGAGCAAAAGCTCCTGAATTTGCAACAAATGAAGAAAGAGATAAATATATAAAAGAGAAAATTCTTGCAATAAAAGGAGCAAACTGGCCGGGATGGGGTGACATTAAAAACATTCCTCAAGATGCAACTACCGAACAGATGATGGAAGCTTATTGGGGCATACATCCTGGTTTGAAGAAAAAATCTATGACTCAGGGTCCGCAAGTTGCACACGAAGAAATGGAAGGTTATGCTGATGCTAAAGCAAGACTTGAAACATATCTAAATGATATGAGAATCCTTAATGAAAAAATAGCCGATACTGAGGAATCACTAATAAAACATAAAGAAAACTTGGCTGAACTGAAAAGCAAAACTCCAGAAAAGATGTTTGATTTATTGGCATTGTCTGAAGAATTTAAGAAGAAACATCCTGACTATGAGTTATATACGGATAAAGAAAAACGTAAGTCTGTCTATGAGTGGCAAGGTCAAACTCCAGCGCAAAAAGAGCTAGACCAGATTCCAGAAATGAAATGGCCGGAAATAGGTGACGCCATACTTGAGGGACTTAATATGGATGAGCCTATAACGATTGGCGAAGCAATGGATTTAGTCGGTGGAAAAGCTACTGAGGTTGCCAATCAGTTATATCAGCAATACTGGGACAACAAAATCAAGATTGCAGAAGAAGCCAAAGAAAAACTGCTTGAGATTGAGAATAATCGTGAAAAGATGATACTGGATAATCAGAATCTCTCGGATGAGCAAAAACTCAAGATGCAAGAACAGTTTGAAGCACGCAGGCGACAGATTGAGAAGAAGGCTGAGAAAGAAATTGGTGAGATGCGCAAAAAGCAGGCAATAACCGACCTGACAATTGAATATGCAAAAGGCATTGCCGAGATATGGATTCGGGAAGTTGCATCTAAGGGTGGTGCGGGCATTGCTACTGCGACTATCCTGACTGCGTTAATGTCTGGATTATTTGCTGTTCAACTTAGCATGATTAAGAAGCAGGAATACTGGACTGGTGGCTATACTGGTCAGGGCGGCAGATATGAGCCTGCTGGCGTTGTTCATAAAGGTGAGCTTGTGATTGATAAGCCTACGATGGATAAGAACTTCTGGGAGCTTATGGGGCTGTATAACGAGCTTAAAAGCGGCAAGACCTTTGCTCAGGCAGTAAATCAATACAAGATGGCAACCAAAGACCCGCAAAGAATAATAAGTATGTCAAGAACGGCTAATGTTCCCGCCTATGCTGGTGGCGGCTATGTTGGCAAAACAATTAAATATGGAGATAATGAGCCTATTAACGTGATGGTGGATTTTCAAGGAGTTAGAGTGCTTGATGACATTGACATAAACATAATGGCTGAAAAGGGTGGTCGCAAAAGGAGAGTGATACGTGGATAAGATATTTGTTTCGTTGACCGACAAAAACGGCAACAATTTCACATACAACGCTCACGAAATCAAGCCGGAAGAAATAGTTGAAAACATAAAAGCTGGCTCTCTCAGTATTGATGGCGATAAGCTGAGAGGCAATGATAACTTCGTTATAGATGCCAAGCGCCTCAAGTGCAGTATTGTATTGCCTAACAATAATGAGCCTTTTAAGGATGCTATTCTGGGTCTTTTGAACGATAAAACTCTGCTGATGCCGGACAGTATGACAGTTGACGAGGTAAAATCCATTCGTGTGAATCATGATTCAGTAGTTAATTACATGAGTCTCGAAAGAATGTGGGGCAGAAATTATTATGAAGATGATGATTCGGCAAACTGGGAAGGACAAACTTGGTCGGAAGATAATCAGAATAGCGGAAAGCTAATACTTAAATCCGATATTAGCAACAACAGATATGACCTTCTGAAAATCATTCACGCAATCTGCTGGAACTATTTTTATGCTGATTACAGCGACAGACCAGGCGCAATGTATGCCGAGCCGGGTAAGACACTTAACGCCAATCAAACACTTAACTATTCGGCACGTGGCTTTGAGGTTGACGGAATAAAGTTTGACATTGGTTTTCTTAATCTGACAGACTTCATTGCTAAGGGAATGCTCGCACATATGAACAGAGAACATTTTCCTACAGAATATCCTAATGATTTATCTCATATATCTTATGGAAATTACTTTTCTGATTATTTGAATACAATACACGCAGGATTAGGAACTGCAGCCGCAATCTATGTTCACAACAAACTGAGTGCGAAATTTGATATATCTCATGGACTTTTAGATTTGTTTATTCCAAGAAGAGAAAGGCTTTTAGGATATTTTCCTAATCATGTTAATGTCCAACCGTGGGCGTGGCAATATTTAGATGAATTTTTGTGTGAAGATAGTACGCAGACTACTTACGGACTTACCTTCTATCAATACATTGGTGAAAGTGAAACAGCAACTTCATATTCTACATATAAAACAGTCTCAAATACTGGCAATAGCAGACTTGATAGAATTTCAAGAATTGCTTTCTTTATTGAATCAATAATGCAATACTGGTGGTATAAAATAACACAAAATGAACTTGTTGCGGCAGGCTATCAGCCGAGGAGACTTGCCTATAACAGCAATACATCCTATGTATTTCTGCAAAATGTTATGGAGGCGGTTGTAGGACTTAGGCGAGACAGAAGTGGAATTAATACTCCGGCCATAATCAAATACAACTTTATACATGATTATGCTATTCAGGAAAACTATAATATCAATTGCTTAAAATCTCAGCAGGACAATTTTGGCACAATTCTCAAGATAGGTGCGCCAAAATCATTAACAATGACAACCGCATATGATGAAGAAGAAGAGGAAGATTATGCTGCCACAGATTCAGGCACGAAAGTTATACAAATATTGAACAATAACGAGATTGAAGGCAGTTTATATACCCCGGTAGTAAGATTATTTTACCTTAAACGCTCTGAGTTTTATTCCAGCAGAGCCATAATAGATGATACTGAAATAGCTCAGAATACTCCAACTGCTTTATCTATTTTTCAAAGGAACAATAGATTGCTTGTGGATGATTTTGATTACTCTAAGATTGCTTTTAATCCGCAGTATAAAAGCTGGCTAACGAATACTGCTTATTTAGATACTAACTGGCTATACTTTGACAATATTGGCATTGTTGAATTTAGTGTTGCCGGAATGCCCAATAACTGGTTATTTGCGCCAAGAATAGAGATACCTGTTTTTGATATGATTGACCAGTCGGCTCATGATAATTACGGACTGTATGTTTATCGTGACTTCTTTGAAAAATACTATACAAAACAGCCGTCAAATCTTATGGATATCTATGTTAATGTATATGTTCAGGTAGATAATGTTTCTACCAATATATATCGTGGCGTAGTTGACTTTGGCAGTATTTCTTATGATGATAAATCCATATCATTTGAGGCTACGGATGCTATTGGCTTACTAATTGAGAACTTAAAGAAGCTTGAGAGCTTTATTTGTTTTTCCCAATACAGCGAGCCTGGCAATGACGTAAGGCATCTTGCGATGGCTGGCAATAACATCAAGGAAGTAATTGAATCTCTTGTGCGAAACCCATTTCCTTATGCTGGCAATCTAAAGAATCTTGAGTTTACACTTCCTGTTGAGTTTGGACTTGAGAATAAGGTGTTGACAGACTTATCTGCGGAAGATGCTTTTATGGCCGCAATACAATTATCTAAACAGCTTTTATACTGTGATGGCAATGGCAAGATACAGATTACCTCATTTAACGCTTCGGAGATAGAGCAATACGGTGAAATTGACGGTAATATTCTTTCAAGGAAATTCGATAAATCTATTGACCACGAAGTATTTTCAATAGAAACAATTAAGAAAGTTGCGGGATGGGAATCATTTGCTCCGTCTGTTGCTAATTATTACAATTCTATCCGCAGAAAATATACAGATATTCTTTCGCTTGAGGTTTATGGTCAGGAAACAGAAATCAAAATACTTGACAAAATATGGATAGATAATGTTTGTTATATTGTAACTGAGATAAGTTATGATTTAAGAAAATAAGACGTGATTGGGGAATTAAAATGTCACTGAGTTATGTTCCGTTTAAGGGTAACGCTGGAATTGTAAAGATTAGCTTGATAAAAGTTAGAGAAGGCAAAGTTCCAGTAGTCCCGGAATATCTCAATACTATTTATCTCAATGTTACGGAGTTTTCTGAGGATATGGAAGAGTCCTCGATGAATGAGACATTTGAGGACATTAATGGCAATGCTCACAAGAATCATTTCGGTTATCGTCAGGTTATTTCCTTCTCGGCAGTTAATGCTAACAATATGCCAATACCGGCAGGGTCAACTAAAACGAACAGGCGGGCAATTCAAGAACTAATAACAATGATAAATGCAATCAATCTTTATCCAAAGAATTACAATCTCAGGATACAATATCGTGATGATGCTCAACTTTCCGTGATGTCGAATGTTATTTATACCGGCCTGCCGTCCGTGAATGAGTTAATAAAAGATGCAAACATTGCTCAGAACATCAAGTTTCAGTTTAAGGCAAAGTCATTATCTGAGCCGGACTTTGGATTGGAAGTGATAGATTCTGTGGTTTTCATAGAAGAAGATACAACTACAGATACGGTAATATTTACCACAGAACTTGAAGAAGTGTTTATAAATCAGGTAAATGCCTATAACACAACGCCATAGGAGAAATAATGTCTATTATCTATAGGAAAAAAAGTGAACTTGATGAGGCTAACTCCACCGACCTGACTTCTGGTCTTGAAGAATATCTTGATTATTACATTGGCTCAGTCAATAAAAGAATCAAAATTGTTGAGATATTCAAAAAGGCTCTTGGCACTGTATCGGGAGCAGTAAGACCTATTGGCACAAATGTTGACGGAGCTTTTGTTACTACTAATGCTTCTCAGGATGTCTCTAATAAGGATTTGATTGATTGCAAAATCAATAGTGGTGCAGTTTTGACGGTTACTTCTACGGAACTTAATCATATTGCCGGTATAAATGCTAAAGTTTCAGACACCCTAACCGCTCTCAATTCAGCAGTAAATGTAAATGCTGCCGATATTGCGACATTACAAGAACAAATGGCGGCAGTTGAATCAGAATCAAGCGTAAACAAGAAATTTACTGCAACCTATAATCTGTCTAACGCCTCTCAATCCTTTGATGCAACAGATATAGACGCAAATAATGCCATTAATCATCTGAATATTATCGCTAAGATGTATCAGAATGTATCTGGAATTCTGAAAGAGGTTGCCACCACAGGATTGGAAATACATACCAAAACAGAAGGCAGCCCAAGTGTGACAATGCTTCATCGAATAGTATTTCCGAGCGTGACTGGTCAATTTACTTTCGTAATATATTACAGCAATCTATAATGGAGAAATAAAATGGAAACAAGACATTTTGACTTGAAACAACTTATGTCTTATCCTGATGGATTTGATATAATCAAGGTTACTGCCCTGATTGCGGACGCAGTATTAGAGCCGGGAATGATTGTCTCTGTTACTGCTATTGATGCGAAAAATAGCGGACTTCCAGAGGGAACGCAGGCTGAAGATGTTATAACAATAACAGAAAGAACCACTCTTTTGGGCAATGATGCAGTTAATCTTATCGGTTACAAACGCAGTTATAGTGGTATTATGTTTGTCAATCAGCCTACATTTGCAAATGATATTACCAGCGTCATTGTTGCGGGCGAAGGCAAAAATATGTCTGTGTTTAATACCATTACTGAACCGCTCACGATTATGGGTTACTTTCAGAAAGTGCAAATTCCCTTGCTTTCTACTGACATGATTCTTATTGCATATAAATAAACTGCGATATATAGAGTGTTATTGTGAGTCAAAATAAAGTAAAACTTATTCTAAAACTTGTGCGTATTTCTGACAGGATGCCTTTTATTCCTGCGTTAAATATAAGAAGCAATTTACAAGGAGCTAAGATTTTACTTGATGGTGTTGATACTGGACGAGTAACTAATGCCCGCTTTGTCAGATGGAAGGCAGGAACTTACAGTGTTGAAAAAGAGGGATATAATTTTAGTCCAGAAACTTCTGTTGAAGAAATTGCGCCAGATATAGAAAAGACTATTGATTTTATAGGTACCGTGCAGGAACTCGTCACCCAGCCCGTCACGCCCACCATAACTCGTGACTCTGCTGGCGTCTATTCCATCGCCACCGATACCGCTGGAGCGAGTATCTACTACACTTTGGATGGAAGCACGCCAGATGCCACCAAGACGGCCTACACCACCCCTCTCGACATCATCTTCCCGCAAACGCTGAAAGCAATAGCGATAAAGGATGCGGTATCCTCAGAGGTCGCCACCCTCGACATCACAGAGAGCGTCTGGACAATTGACCCCGCCGCGAATGGCACGAAATATATCCGCATCAGATGCGCCACCACCGGGCAGACGCTGACGGCTACAGGCGGGGCGGAGATAAAACTTACCTCTGGCGG